AAGCCGGATGTAAACGCCGATATGGCAAAATGGCGTGCGGAGGCCGGGCTTCCGCCGCTGAAAAATTAAAAGGAGTGAATTCTTATTATGCCAATTAACACTTTTTCCGAAAAAGTAACGCAGTTCCTTCCTATTCTCGATTTGATCTATCAGTATGCGGCGTTGACCGCAAATCTTGACGATGCGGCACTCGCAACGCAGTTTGTTGGTACAAACAAGGTAAAATTCCCAAAGATCAGCGTTGACGGGGCGGGCAGCTATAATCGTGACAACGGGTATGCGCAGGGCGGTATCTCTGTGGCCTACGAGGAGTATATGCTCGCATACGACCGCGGCCGCAAGTTCCGCATGGACGTAATCGACAACGACGAATCCGGTTTTGACGCGTTCCGCACGGCGGCGACCGAATATGTCCGCACAAAAGAGGTTCCCGAGATCGACGCTATCCGGTTCGCGGAGATTTATGCGGCGGCCACCCGCGCCGGCACTCTTGGTACGGTCGCAAGCAAAGACCTGACAAACTCTGACAGCATATTAGCTCTGTTCGACACCGCTGAACAGACGCTCAACGAAAAGCAGGTTCCGGAGGAAGGCCGCGTGCTGTACGTCACAAACGACGTTTACGCTAGGCTTAAGGCAGACGCCTCACTTACCCGGCGCATAGACGTGACGCAGAACAATGGCAACATCAACCGGAACGTAACCATGCTGGACGGGATCACGCCGATCATCAAGGTGCCTCAGGTACGGTTTAACAGTCTGATCCAGCTTCTTGACGGGACGACCACCGGCCAGACTGCGGGCGGATATCAGACGATTACCGGAAATAAGCCCATCAATTTTATTTATACCCATCAGATGTGTCTGCACGGCGTTGTCAAGCGTCATGTGACAAAGATCGTCACACCCGATGTCAACCAGACTGCCGACAGCTACGATATCTTCTACCGTGTGCATCATGACCTGATCGTGCGGGATAACGAAACCGGATGTATTTATATTCATACCAAGGCCACGGCGCAGGCGTAAGGTGGTACAAGATGAAATATGTTAAGAAAAGTGCGCAAATCCTCTCCGTGGATGATTCAGAAGTGGAAAAGTTTCGGCAGCAGGGCTTTGAGGAGTGGGCGCCGCCGGATGACAAAGCAGGTGTGAAAAGTGTCAAAAACAAGTGACGATGTTCTGTCGATATGGGGGGCTCGCGGGTATTATACCGGCGAGCTTTCCGATCCTGACAGGGCAAAATACGAATCCTTTATCGACCAGGCGCGGCAGAGCATCTGCGCATATTGCGGGTTTCCCCTGACTGTGGTCGCATTTCCTGACGGTCTTCTTTATCCGTGGGCTGAGATCAGCTACGCGATTATGACCGGCGGCGTGTTCGAGCAATCAAACGGCACAGTTACCAAAATAAAAGAAGGAGATTCGGAAACGGATTACAGCGCGGGAATTAATATCGCAAAAGCCCCGATTATCGATTATTCAAGAATCCTCAATCGTTTCCGCTGTCCGTTTTAGGTGCTAGTATGAGAAATCCACTTGAACAGCTCTGGCGCGACATGATGGATATTTATCATTATGCGGAAGACGGCTCGTTGCCCGACACACCAACATACACCGGCGTAAAATGCCATTACAGCATGAATACCTTGGTTGCCGTTGGAACAGACGGCGCGCCGACGCTGATCAATAAGTATTTGCTGTTTTGTTCCCCGGACACAGATATTAAATCAGGCGATTATGTTGAGGTTACGCAACGCAATGGCAGAAAAGTGAATCTGACGGTCGGCGAGGGGATTCCGTATACTTTTCAGCAGGAGCTTGCAGTTGAAAGGATTGATAAAGCATGAGTAACGCAAGTGATAATGCCCATGCAATCAATCAATACCGTGAAGAACTGCGGGCGATGCTCGGGGATATAGCAGAAATTGATAAAAATGTGCTGACGGCGGCGACAGGAACCGGATTGAACAATGTAAAGCGCAATACCCCGGTAGGACAATATCCGGCGGGATCGGGAAAAACAGGTGGGACGATGCGCAAAGGCTGGCACACCACACCGACGGTACAGTCCGGGGGCAGCGTGGAAAAAGGCCTCGAAAACAACGTCGAGTATGCAATATATGTTAACGACGGTCACCGCCTTGTAAATAAATCCGGCGAGACCGTTGGCTATGTCGAGGGCCAGCACATGCTTGAAAAAGCAAACAATGTGGTTGAACAGGCAATGATCCGGAAGTTCAATGCCGAGATAGAGAGGGTGAATCGGACGCATGATAGATGATATTTTATCAGCAATAAAATCCGAGCTGGCCGCGCTTTATCCCTCTTGTGTGGTTTACGACTATTATCACGCTCAGGACTTTAAAACCCCCTCTTTTCTTATTTCTATCATTGACCATGGATATGGAAAACGCCTGAAAAATACGCGCAAGGGAAAGCTGTCTCTTGATTTGCAGTATTTTTCAGGCGCGAAATCAGTCGATATCAAGGCTATCCGTGCCGACTGCTTCGCTGTCCAGCAGGTTTTACTTCGGGAAATCGATTTGATCGGCGCATCTTTCAGGGCGTTGAACAAAGACGCCCGGATCACTGACAATGTGCTGCATTTTACATTCGACATCAACTATTCGGAGCTTGTCACCTCAACCGGAACACCTATGGAAAAAATCTCAATCTCAGTAAAGGAGTGATATTATGGCTGGTACATGGACAAATCAGGATAAAGTTTTGCCGGGCATCTATATGAATTTCAAGACCAATTCCCCGCTTTCCATTATGCCGGGCGACCGCGGCACCGTACTGCTGCTGCAGGAGATGTCGGTCGGCACTGTCGGAGACGTTTATGCGATCACGCTTGCGGATTCCAGCGCGTGGCCCGACGGTGCGACAGCGGCAGACAAGTTTCTCGCGGGGGAGGCGCTGAAAAACGCGCTTGCCGTCAAGGTGTACAACCTCGGAGAATCCCATACGCCCGAAGTGCTTGCAGCGGCTCTTACCGCGTTGAAAACCATTGACTTTGATGTGCTGTGTTATCCTTTCTCCAATGCCACGTACGCCGCGAATCAGGCGTCTATCAAGACATGGTTGCAGAGTATGGTAGAGGACGAAGGGCGCGACATTCAGGCGGTTCTGGCCGACTTCGTGGCGGACTACGAATATATCATCAACGTTGCTCATGCCGTGGAATTGTCTGATAGCACTGCGCTGACAAACGCGCAGGCGACGTCATGGGTGGCCGGGGCGACGGCTGCAGCTAAGGTCAACCAAAGCAACACCGGCTTGCAGTACGCCGGCGCGATCGATGTAGTTCCCCGCATGACCAAGACGCAGATGGAAGCTGCAGTTACGGAGGGTAAATGGATTTTCAAGGTTGATTCGAGTGAGAATGTCACAGCGGTTTACGACATCAATTCGCTGACGACCGACACGGCGGACAAGGCGCAGAAGAAATTCCGGAAAAACAGGTTGATCCGGCTTATCAGCGGGATCAACAATGACATCACAGTGATGTTCGAGAGCAATTACGAGGGAAAGTTTGACAACAATTCCGAGGGCCGCGCGGCGTTCAAAACGATTCTTGTTGCGTATTTTCTCGCATTGCAGAATATGCAGGCAATCCAGAATTTCAGCGCCGACGACGTAACGATTAATCCGGGTTCAGATGACGACGCGGTCGTCGTAACGGTGGCCGTTGCGAATGTGGACAGCATTGAAAAGGTCTATACGACCGTGAATCTGTCATAAGGGAGGGAAACATAGATGTCAGAAAGTACAACTGAATTCAATGATACGCTGTCCTCGCATGAGGGAAAAGCATACATGACGATTTCAGGGAAAAATCGTGAGGGTTTTGAAATTTCCAAATTGACCGCAGAGGTCGAATTTACAATTGCATCCAAGCGTATGCTCGGCCACCGTTGGACGCAGCACAAACCTACAGGCGTCGAGGGAACGGGCAGCATGACAATGTATTTCATGAATTCTGAAATGCTCCAAGCGGCGCAGGCATACACCAAAAGCGGAGCATTCACAGGGTTCACATTACTTGTCATCAACGACGATCCGAAGTCCAGTGTGGGAACGCAGGAGGTAGCGCTTTACGGCGTGATTCCAAAAAAGTTTCCGGTGGCGTATCTTGACGATTCCAGCGATGATGAGCTGACATTCGACACAGATTTTACGTACGATTCGCTTGAAGTTCTGTCAAGCTTTAGCCGCCCGACAAACTTCGCATAAGGGGCCTTTGTGGCCCCTTGATTTTTAAATTGATGGAGGGTTTTTATTATGTCAAGTCTTGCTGCATTTCTTCACCCGGTGAAGATTGAGAATCAAAAAATCGTCGTTTCGAAGCGGTTTATCGAGAACGGGAAACCCGCCGAATGGGAGATCAAGGCTGTCACTGAGAAGGAAAACACGGCCATAGAGAAAAAGTATACGACAACCGACAAAAAGACCGGGCAGCCACGCGTTGACAGGAGCGCATATCTGCATGAACTCGTTGCGTTCGCCGTGGTGTCTCCCGACCTTTCCAATGCGGAGCTGCAAAAAGCTTTTGGAGCACTGGGAGAATCCGGCGTATTGCAGGCGATGCTGACAGCCGGAGAATTCGCGAAGCTGGCCGGCGAAGTTTCGGAGCTGTCCGGACTTAATGCCAACGATATCAACGATCAGATCGAAGACGCAAAAAACGCATAAAGCAGGGCGATGCGGAATTCAACTATGCGCATTTCGCCCTGCAGAAACTCAGCATAATGCCGTCCGTACTGGCAAGAATGAGCCAGCGCGAGAGGGCTTTTATTTATGCCTCGATTGATCTTAAAATCGAGGCAGAGAAAAAGGAAGCGGCAAAAGTAAGGTCAAAAAGGAGGCGATAAATTGCCAACTTTAAGCTCGATTTTTCGGTTGCAGGACAGTTACAGCAACGTCATGGATCGAATTTGGAACAGTACGCAGCGCGCCACGAACAGCATGAGCGCGGCGGCGGGCACCGCGGATACCTTGAATTCGCACTTCGCCGCGCAGGAAGGTGCCGTCAGCAAACTTACAACAGCAATTACCGGCCTTGTGTCTGCGTATCTGAGCTTTGAAGGGATCAAGCAGGCGATGAGCATCACCGACGAGTATGTGAACACGACAGCAAAATTATCGCTGATCACGAACAGCCTTACGCAGCAAAAGGATTTGCAGAACCAGATCTTTGCTGCGGCCGACCGTTCGCGCGGCTCCTATGCGGCTATGGCTGATACCGTGGGCAAGCTCGGGATTATTGCCGGTTCACAGTTCGGCGGTACGCAGAACATTGTAAAATTCACAGAGACGATGCAGAAAATGTTCAAAATCGGCGGCACATCGACAGCGAATCAGTCCGGGGCCATGCTGCAGCTGCAGCAGGCTATTGGTCTTGGAAAACTACAGGGAAACGATTTCCGCATACTGGCCGAAGATGCCCCTTTGGTTGAAAAAGCTGTATCGAAATACATGGATACGTCAATCGGAAAAGTGCGGCAGCTTTCCACAGAAGGAAAAATCACCTCGCAGGTATTGATTGATTCAATCCTTGATTATTCCAAAACAACGGACGCCCAGTTCAAAAAGATGCCCATGACCTTCGGCGACATCTGGAATAAGATATCCAACGGGGCTATGCAGGCATTCGGCAGTACCTTTTCAAAGATAAGCGGGTCGCTCAACTCAACGGGAATGCAGAGCTTTGTTAATGGTCTAATCAGCGCGTTCTATGCTTTGGCGGGTGCAGCGAATAAAGTGCTGGACGCCGCCGGCGCGATTTATATGTTCTTCTCCAATAACTGGGGAATTATTGCACCGATTATTTTAGGAATCGCAGGGGCGTTTGCAGTGCTGCAAATACCGGTGTTGCTTTCAGCGGCGGCAATGGCTTGGAATGCTATATGTAGTGCCGCCGAAACGATCGCTTTGTTCGCAATGACGGTTGCGACGGACGGGTTGGGAGCTGCATTTCGGGCGCTCAACGCAACACTTTTTGCCAGCCCTCTCACGTGGATTTTACTCATCATCATCGCGATAATCGCGGCCATCTATATCGTGGTTGCGATTATAGATAAAGTTACCGGCCAGTCTATAAGCGCGACGGGGGTCATTGTCGGGTGCCTTTACTGGATTGGATCGCTGTTCCAGAATATCGGCTTGGGCGCTGCCGACGTCGCTATCGGTATCTGGAATGCGTTTCTCGCGGCAACCAACAACATTAAAATCGGGTTTACGAATGCATGGGCAGAGATCCAGACGGGGTTTTGGGATTTTATAGGCGGCACCGTGACCGGGATCAAAACAATCATCGATTGGATCAACAAGATACCGGGCGTAAACATCAACACAAACGGTTTATCCTCTACAATACTGAACGCTTCAAACAGCGCAGCTAAAGCATGGGCGTCACAGAAGACGAGCGCGAACGTTGGCGATGCATTCTCTAAGGGCTTGGGAACGTTTCAAACTAATTTCGGCAGTTTGGGCAACGGCAAAGCGTATATGTCCGGGTACAACGTTGGTACCGGTCTTGAAAAATCCGTGGGGAATGCCTTTAACGGCCTTGGAAGCCTTGGAAAGTCTACTCTTGGTACCTCGGCAAACCCTACAGTTGTCAAGGGCACCGGAAGCGGCGGGAATGTCACTGTGAATATCGCGGATCAGGATCTGCAATATATGCGAGATCTTGCTGAAAAGCAATATGTCAACCAGTTCTCTACGGCGGTTCTGTCTCCGAAAATCAGTTTGCAGGTCACGAACGCATCCGAGCAGGACGATAAAAAACTGGCGACGCGTATGCAGAAAATTCTTAAAGAGCAGATCGCTGTCGCGGCAAAGGGGAAATACGATTGAGTTATGCGATATTTTTCGATTATAACGGCACGACTTATCGGCTCCCCACGAACCCCGAAACCCTGAAAATCACGTCCGCGCAGGCCAATGAAAAATATGTCATGCTTGGCCTTGGACAGGTTGCAGTTCCAACGGATTTAGAACTGTCTGAATATGCGTTTGAATGCGAATTCCCGCACTCTGAGCGCGGATATACCGAAACGAACGGAAGCTTTAAGGGGCCCGACTATTATCAGAATCTTTTTGATACCTGGCGGGCCCACCTCGATATCGTTCGTTTCATCGTGCACAACGGGATTACAAAAGACGTGAATACCCTTGTGTTGATTGAGGAATGCGACGTCACCGAAAACGCCGGGGAAGAGGGCGACAAATATCTTGAATTCAAGTTGCTTGAATTCAAGATATTTGACAAAAAATCCGTGGTCGTGCAGCAAACGGTTTACGGTCAGGCTTCGGCGAAAATCCAGAAGTCCGCAAAAATAGTAAAGAACCCGAAAGCAAAATCTACCTATACCGTAAAATCCGGTGATACTCTATGGGCGCTTGCCAAAAAGTTTTACGGCGACGGCGCGAAATATATGACGATTTTCAACGCGAATAAATCTATGAAAAACCCGAACATTCTGAAAGTCGGGCAGGTGTTGACAATACCATGAGCAGTATTGAGCTGATTGTTGAAAACACCGATAAAAGTGTTTATGAAATCAGTGAACTCGTAACAGCGATTGACTGGGAAGACCAATTGAACAACGGTTGCAGCAAGCTTGAATTTACTTATCTCAACAAAGGGCTTGTCATTAACAATGGCGCGACCGTGCGGTTTAAGTACAATGATGCAAGTATTTTTTATGGAATTGTTTTTAAGCATGAACAAAACCGGAAAAAGGAATGCACCATCACGGCATATGATCAATTGCGATACTGCAAGGCAGAGGATACCATTGTCCAGAAAGGCGATACGGTCGCATCCCTTGTCAAAAAGATGTGCAATTATTTTAACCTGACTGTCGGAACGCTTGAAGCTCCGGCCTATGTGTTGGACACAAAGGCGCAGGACAGCAAAACATGGCTAGACATAATCTACGACGGGATACAGGATACGCTGCGGTATGGGGGCAAGTGGTATGACCTGCGCGACGAATTTGGATCCGTATGCCTCAGGAGTATTAGCTCCCTCGAAAGCAACTTGATCTTGGGGGATGCGAGCCTTTGCTATGACTATGATTACTCAAAGTCCATCGACGACGATACCTATAACCAGATTAAAATCGCGGTGGATAACGAGGTAACCGGGAAACGAGATCTTTACATGGCGAAGGACGAGAACTCGATCGGAAAATACGGTTTGCTGCAATATTTTGAGGTGCAATCCTTTTCATCAACATCAAAAACCGGGAATACATCCGATTCCTCAACAGCCGGCACGGCAAGCGCTGCTAACGAAGCGAAGAAAAAGGCTCTCGCAATCCAGATGACAAACTCCTTGTTGTCGCTCTATGACGGGGAAACTGAGAGCCTGACAATGGATTGCATCGGGGATACTTCTATCCGCGCGGGCAGTAGCTTTCATGCGAAAATTTCCTCTCTCGACATTGATAAACGGCTGATTGTCAAGACTGCAACGCACACTTATTTGCCGAATCACACCATGAAGCTCGAGGTGCAGATATGATTGAGCAAATCAAAACAATCGTTGAAAATTATATCAACAATCGTAAACTGGCCTGCCTGATGATCGGCACGGCAACCGACGACGGCGTAAAAATCAGCGAGAAATTGACGCTTCCATGGGAGCTTATTTCCGGAACCCTGAAAGACTTCGCCGTCTCCGGAGATACCCTGCAGCTCATCCGTGATGACGGCGGACAGCGATTTTATATCGTTGAGATTATCGGATATGCGCCCGCGGCGAAAGGCCGAACCGTGCAGATTGAACCGATTACCATCGGAGACGTTACGATATCCGAGATCAAGATAAAGGATGTGACCGCCACATGACACTTGCAAGCACAGTTACCACCGACCTGACGATATCGGGTGAGATCGAACAGACGCAGACATATAAAGTCTCGGATGATAAGATTCAGGGCTTTACGGACGGGCTGGCGGCCCTGCAGCAGACAATCGATCACATGCTGAATACCGAACAATACGAATTCCCGATTTACTCACTTGATTACGGATTTCAAGCCGAAGATTTGATCGGTAAAGACCAGGAATACGTTGAATCTGAATTGCAGCGCCGCATTGTGGACTGCCTGACGCAGGATGATCGGATAAATTCGGTTGATAACTTCCAGTTTTCCGTTGACGGCGATTCCATGACATGCACGTTTGACGTATCCAGCATTTACGGTGCGATATCATCTTCAAAAGAGGTGACAATATAGTGTTTGAGGGCATGACCTATGACGCAATACTTGCGGACACGCTCAGCCGCGTGACAAGTGATGTGGACAAACGCGAGGGCAGCGTGGTCTATGACGCGTTGGCCCCGGCCTGTTACAAACTGGCGGAGTACTATACACAGCTCAACGGATATATCGATTTGGTGATGGCTGATACCGCAGTCGATGATTATCTTGACCGGATTGTCGCCGCGCACGGATTGTCGCGTAAACCAGCAACCTACGCCGTGCGCACGGTTACGACAAATGAAGCTGTGACGATCGGGAGCCGATGGGCGATCGATGATATTGTATACGATATTACCGCAGCTCTGTCTGAGAATACATACAGCGCAACCTGCGAAACGCCTGGGACGGTCGGAAACGCTTATGCCGGCGCGCTTTCGAACATCGACAACACATCCGACGCGTCCGCGACGCTTGGTGACATCATCACTTCCGGCGACGACATAGAAACGGATGACGCATTGCGCACCAGATTCTATGAAAAGGTTCAAACGCCCGCGACGTCCGGGAACGCGGATCACTATAAGCAATGGGCGCTTGAGGTGACCGGATGCGGCGGTGCGAAGGTGTTTCCGCTCTGGAATGGGAACGGAACGGTGAAAATACTTGTTGTGGACGAGAATATGGCAATTGACGCGACGCTGCCGGCCAGTGTCGCGGCTTATATCGAAACCGTGCGGCCCATCGGCGCTGCTGTGACCGTGGACAGCCCGACGGGATTGTCCATATCCATAACTGCAAACGTAAAACTGGACGGCTCACAGACACTTGATAGCGTTCAGACGGCGTTTGCAAGTGCGCTGTCCGATTATCTGAAATCTGAGGTATTCGTGACGTACACGGTCAGCTATGCGAAGATAGGCAGCTTGCTGTTATCTGTGGCGGGCGTCACGGATTACGACAGCCTGCTTGTGAATACCGCCACGGCGAACATCACGATACCCGACACTGATATTCCGATGGCCGGAACGGTAACACTGACCGAGGTGATATGATGGATCTGATGGAATTTCTGCCGCCGGTTTACGATGAGAATGTCACTATGCAGAGCCTGCAAGGCCTCCTGAGCGACAAAATAAATGCGATGGTTTCGGATACCGGAACGACTGTCGATGAGGGCTTTATTACAACCGCGTCGGCGTTACTCAGCCGATATGAAAAAATCTACGGCTGCACTGTGGATGTCAGTAAATCCGATGATTTCCGGCGCGAGATTTTAAAGGCGAAAATTGCCGGAATCGGAACTGTGACAAAGCGGATGCTGATTGACACGGCAGCGTCGTATAGCAACGGTACCGTCGATGTGATCGAGAATCCGTCAGATTGCAGTTTTATTGTGAAGTTTACTGGAACTTTGGGCATTCCTCCGAACATGGACGGATTGACGAATACTATCGATGAGATCAAACCGGCGCATCTGGCCTTTTCGTTTGAATATACCTATCGAACGCATGGGCAGCTTGCAGCTTATACCCATGCACAGCTTGCGGCCTATACCCATGATGTGATAAGGGAGGGAATGCTTTAATGGCGACCACAACACCGAATTACGGGCTGACTAAGCCCGCCACGACTGACAATTATGATATTGAAGTATTCAATGGCAACGCCGACAAGATCGATACTGCGCTTAAAACCATTGCTGACGCCTCCGCGAACGCTACCCACGCCGCGACGGCGGATACAGCCACGACCGCCGCCGGATACACAGCAGACGGTGCGATCGCACAAGCACTCAGCGCCAACGCCACCTATCAAACCGCAGGGGGTACCGGCACCGCGATTACATTATCCGGCCTGATACTGGCAGATGGCCGCGAAGTAAAATTCATTGCCTTTGCGGACAACGGCGGCGCGGCGACCACTATAAACGGTATCCATTTATATAGTGATACGCACGGTGATCCGCCAAAAATTTACGGCGGTGCGGCATATGTCGCATGGTACAGTTTGTCTGACAACTGTTTTTTTCTTCGTAGCAGCGGGATAGACACCAGCGACGCGACCGCTGCCGCAGCTCAGATACTCAGCCCGTATACCGCTTATGGGGCCAGCGGTAAAATCACTGGTACAATTTCAACTAAATCAGCGCAAACCTATGTACCCGGAACAACCGATCAGATTATTTCAGCTTCTCAATATCTCGGCGGTGCGCAGACCGTAAAAGGCGATGCTGCGCTGATTGGCGCAAATATTAAAAATGGGCTAAAACTTTTTCAAGGACTTTCCGGAGAAATTGATGGGTCTCTAATTGTGATTCAAAAAGCAAAAAATACCCAATCTATTTCTAATACATCTATATCATCAACTTCTGGTACGGTAACAACTATCTCCATTACGGGGTTGACCTTTACGCCAATATTTGTTGTGCTTAATTTTGAGGTTTCTGTTTCGTGGGGAGGATCCTACACATCCTATCATCTTAGCTTTTTATTGACAACTGATAGCACAAATTATTTATCTGTTACTACCCAATATATTTCCTGGTCTAGCTATACATCAACTTTAACAGCAGCTTTATCAAATATTACAAGTGCTGGATGCACCATTACGATAACAATGGTATCAAGCGGATCAAACAATATTTATTCCTCAATGACTGCTAATACTTTATTAATGGGGTGATAAAATCATGAATGTAGGACGCAAAATTTATTATCTTATTTCTGATGGAACATTTCTATGTGACACCGGGCAAGCATCAGGAGATGTGCACGAAACCACCAAAGCCGAAGATATGGAATTTTTTCCGCAACTGCAAGGCTACACGGATGCGCAGGTCGATTTTATCCAACTGGAATATGGTGCGCGGGAAAATGAATTTGCGAATTTCGGCGAATTTAAAGTTGATATCACAGCCACTCCGCCGACACTGATCATCATACCGCGCGCGGCAGACGCCGAGAACACCGCAACCACCACAACAGACAGCACTGCAAGCGCCTGACAAGGGCGCTGATGAGGTGATACATATGCAGCCAACAGGGCCTCCTAAATGGGACGGTGTTTTTATATCAAATAACGGGATGTGACAGGATGAAAGAATGGATTGACTTGGCAATTGGCACGCTCATAACGACTTTTGTCGGCGGAACAATCGCTGCATTCAAAAAGCTTTACTCGCGTCAGAAAAACGTAAACGCGGGGTTGCAGGCGCTTCTATACGATCGCATTTTTACACTTGGCAGGGAATGTGAAGACAAAGAATACGCTACGCTTGAAGAAAAGCGGAATATGGAATACCTGTACAAGCCCTATCACGCTCTTGGAGGTAACGGGCCGGGGACGGCCTTATACGAAAAAATATTGAACATGCCGGACAGACCGGCAGAACAGGAGGCAATTTAAAATGTCAAATCCCGATTTAAGCTTAGGAAAAGTCATCGCAAAGCTGGACAACCCCGCGTACACCACCGCAGGAGGGAACAGATTTTCAAAGGGGCAGTGCACATGGTATGCATGGGGACGCGCAAAGGAAAAGTACAAGCTGTCCCTTGATCTTCCGGCTCCGGCCAACGGCGGGGACTGGTACAACAAGATCGTCACCGACGGCAAGCATGTCACGAAGCGCGCCGCGTCACTCGCACCCCTGACCGACAGCATCGCGTCGTTTGCGCACAAAGACTGCGGGCATGTGGTGTTTGTGGAGTGTGTGAAGGACGGAGAAGTCTATTTCACGGAATACAACTGGGATCAGACACAGAATGGTAAGGTGCAGAGCTGCGCGGTCAAGGATTTTCCCAGCCTGCACGGATGCAAACTCAACGGGTACATCATCATTCGGTAAATTTAATCGGCCGGAATGACCGGCAGAAAGGCCTATCCTTATGGACACAAACACCCTGATTATTATCCTCATTGCAGTATTCGCGCTGATTTTCATCGGCATCGTTTATTTGGCCGTTTATCTCCACAAGCACGGGGTCAACGGTACTGCGGTGCTTGACGATATCGGCACGGGCATAACCTATGCGCAGTCGGTCGCAACAGCCATTGCGCCATTCCTGCCTAATATCGCCGACGCCACTATCACCTTGATACTTAAGATCGCGGCAGAGGCTGTACAGCGCGTGGAGGCTACGTATATGGCTGCGACAAGCGCAGATTCCGGCGCGGCGGACACTCGGGCGACAGAGGCAAAGAGCCTCATCACAAGCGGCCTTGCACTCAAAGGTATATCCGTGACAGCCGACATTGGCAAGCTGATTGATGCGATCGTGCCTGTACTGGTACTGGCACTGCCTAAGACACATACCGTCACGCAACCTGCGGTGGTAGTCACACAGGCGCAGTAAGATTTTTAGACACAGACATAAAAATGCCCCGCTTCCTTAATTGGAGGCGGGGCATTTTTAATTTTCTATTTTGTTATGTATATTTGATAAATTGCTAAAGATATTGATATTCCAAATCCGAGAATAAATATTCCGTATAAGGTGTTTTTGTCAAATCCTAAATTCCAAATTGCACATATTAAAAGCGCTATTCCGGAAAGGGCAGCAAGGATAAGCGCCACAACAATTATTAGAGTTATAAAGTTTAACATAACACTTAATTCCCCCGTCGCATTATAATTATACTATAAAACATAAATACGTAAATTTATAATACCATTCAATTCCATGATTATCAATAGTATAGCATTAAGTTTTCAAGTTCCAAAACAAAATCTATCGTAATGAGGGCGGCATATCCCTCTTTCCGACGGGGTTCCCGCGACGCTACCCGCACTGGCTGTGCGGACGTTTCGGCCTGTACCAAAGGCCATCATCAGGCGGATTTACGCTCCAACTCGAATATGGCCCATTTGAGTACGGCGGCCATGTCCGGGTCGGTGCGCTCAATCTTGTGCATCAGTTCGTACAGGCGTTCGATACGTTTTTCTTCAAGTGTCATGATATCCTCTCTTTCTGCCCGTCTGGCCGGTGGCACAGCCTTGTGGAAATCATTCGCTTTCGGCTTCTTCAAAGTAGGGGCATTCCTCTTTTTCCATAGCTGTCATTATAGAAATTACGTCGTTTGCAGCATAGCACCATATTTTTACAACACCATTTTTGCGGATATCGAGCATAGCAGTTTCACTTTCAGGTAATTTACGCTCCTTGCAGTATCCGCAGTCAAAACAAGCTGAATGCATAAAGGAATCGTAAGCCGTTTTCACATTCTCTCAATCCTTTCTGCCGGGATTAGCCGCCCGGATCGGCGTGTATAGATTAAACAGTCAATTTTGATTTTGCATTTTGTATCCTTTGCTCATAGCATGAAATCTGATATTGAATATCTTCTTTTTTCATCGACCATAAAACCTTATGAAGCGAAGTTCTCTGCTCGTCTGTGTATTCATGATTTTCAACGATAGACCACCAAATAATTTTAATATCTAAAAGCTTTTTGACCATTTCAACCTTTTTCATTGTAACCGCTCCCTTTTCTTATCTTGGTTATAGTATACTATGATTACGTAATCATATCAATAAGCAGAATAAACAAACTTACGTAATCATATTTATTTATTATGTATGATTGCGTAATTACATATTGATGCTATAATATATTTGGGTGATATTATGGCAAAAGCAGCTACTAAGGCACACAATAAATACAATGCAAAATCCTACGACCGCTTATATCCGTTTGTACCCAAAGGACGCAAGGCCGAGATACAGACCGTGGCTGACGCACAGGGCGAGAGCCTGAACGATTTCATTGTTAAGGCGATTGATGAGCGCATGGAACGTCTAGCAGACAGCACAACGCCCCCGACCGATTAAGGCCGAGGGCGTT